CAGCCATAAGCTCGGCCAAGAATCCAAAAGGAATAAGTGGTACAAAGTATAAATCAGAAGCATCGTATCCATTGTACTCAATTATACCCTGAATTTGTTTCATTATCTCCTGCTGCATTGGATTGATTACCATTGAGTAGAAAATCTCATAAGATACTTTTAACTCGTCGGCATTTGAACTAAATCCAGTAGCAGTTTTGATACCTAATAGCAACTGAGAGGTAATCCTGTGTGCGAGCATTATCTTTCTAGAAGACTCTTCAGCAATAAAGTCGTACTGCTGATGTAAGTTTTCTGGTCTTAACATCTCTACAGTAGTCTTGTATTCTGGATTCTCGTTGAAAGAAAGAATAAACTTACCAGCATTAGTTGTACCTGAGAACTTATTGATAATACCCTGCTCTACATTATACTGCTCCTCTACTGCAGGTACACCGCCATTAAAGTTGATAATGGTTGAGGGCATAAAGTTATTCCTAATGTTGTTAACATGTAGGTTACTTATTTCCTCTTCAACAGCACAATATTGAATACAAGAATAGTAATCAGGGATACCATAATAAAACTTACCTGGTGAATACTTCTTAAAGTAGATTATTTGTACGTCATCTTCCCACTGGTTTTGACCGAATGCAGGAATGTATTTAGGTTTTATTGCCTTGTTATTCCAATCTGGAGAATAATAGAATCCAGGAATGTTTCCTAGTTCGTCTACTTTCTCGCATCTTAAAGTATCGACTGGTAAATGATAGAAGCCAATAATCTTATCTCTTCCGGTATTAAATACTGCTTGAATTGCAGCATTACCGAATAGCTTATAATCAAAAGCTATCTTACGAATCTCTTCATCAGTGGTTAAACTATAAAGATAGTCTTCTACAAGCTGGTTACCCTTACTCTTAATACCCTTACCGTAGATTAGGTCAGTAGAACTATCAATACATGCCTGATTGGTAGGAGATGTTTCGTATGCTTTAATTAGCTCAGTAAAAAAGTCATCAGCAGCTGAAATACCATACTGGACCCAGGCCTTTCTTGAACGAGAAGATTCAGATATCTTTGGTAAGATATATCCTCCTTGATCAGATAAGTTTAAAACCTTAACAGTAGATGGTGATTTGACTGCTCCCTTTTTATTTGTACTCATATTAGTAAATTATAAAATCATTAAATGAACCTGTATAAGAGTAGAATGGTTCACTAGTATGTTCGTATGGACTTTCGCTAGTTGGGTATAATTCACCTCTATACAGTTCTACACACTCTACATTACCGCTACCACTTAGCTGGAATAATTGAAATCTATAAAAGTTACTTGCTGAAGTATATAGAGATGCAGTAACCATTAAGAAGTCCTCTCCATCATACGAAGCCGTTACTCCTACACTTCCGGATACCAAGCTCTCCTCGTTTGTCCAATTCATTCTTACCTTAAAAGGCAGGAATGACTGTGTTGGCCTTGTTCTGACTTTGAACTTTATCTGCCCTGGAGGATTAGGTGTGACAATATTCATACTAATATAACACCAATACCCTGATTCATATTAAAAAAGGAAACCCCCTAGAAAGGGGGCTCCGAGCAGGTTGTAGAGTATATCAGGCGACAGGGTAATATGTAAACCCCTGTATTAGCTGTTTGTACCGTATACTACAGTAGGAGGATTAGTTACTCCAGCGAAAGGATTGGTAGAAGTAGATCCGCTAAGGAAGTTAGCAGGTAAAGGCTCCTGTCCGGTAAATACTGCTGTATATCCGTAAAGATCTCCGTATGCAGTACCAGTAGTGATTGTACCACCAGTCATGTCTGCACCATACTCTTTACCAACAAGCAATGCATCTCCATTACGAGTCCATACTACAATCTTAGGACGGCCATAGGCAAGAAGTTTGAACTCCTTGGTCATAGTAGCCTCTAGTTTCTTAAGTTGTAGGCTTAACTCCTGGCTGAAGAAAGTAGTACCGTTATCTCTTGAAGTGTTAACTGTTTCTGTGTATCCATTTGTACCTTTCAACTCGTACTTGTATGCAGTAGTACCAGCTGGAAATCCAGTGATTACATCGTTTGCATTTACTGCAAAGCTACCAGTATTAAAGTTAATGAAATACACAGCTTGTAGACCAGCTATACTGTCTTTACAAGGTTCGTTTCTACCTAATGAAATGTCACAAGCCATTGTATGTTATTTAGTTCGTTAGTTAATGTTATTTAGTGAAATTGGGGAGGGATTTTATTCCCTACCCCTATCACTTATCGTTAGTCAGCTTATACCAGGCTAGAGTAAAGTACGATATCAGATCCGATACCATACTGAACACCGGCTGTATAACGCATGATCATTCTCACGTTCTGAGAACCATCTAGATCGGCCATATCCAACACTCGTACTTCGTTCTTATCACTCAATAGAGCAGTACCGAAGAATAGGTTAGACTTTTGAGCAGCTACCATTGTGTTATTTGGCATACCAGGGCACCATGCAAGGTTAATACCTTGGAAGTTCAAAGGAGCAAATCCAGTGAAGGCGTTGAACTGATAGTTAGCATTACCTAAAGCTACTTGGTAGGCTTTAACAACGTTAGTTGGAACGTAGATGTAAAGATCTTCCTTACCGTATACGGTGTTAGGAATTGCATTTACAACGCGAGTCAACTCAGCGATTACGTTAGAGCTAGTTACCTGAGCGGCAGCAGTAAGATCTACTACTCCTGTACCTCCAACAAGTAATTGAAGCAATCCGTCGAACTGACCCTGGATAGTTGAAGAACCAGACCAGATGTTAGTTTCGATTTGCTGGGCTACTTGACCGGCAGTGTTAGCGATGATGAAATCAGTGAAAGTTGGAGGTAGGTTATCAAATACAGATACACCCATTTCGATAGCTTCCCAGTCAGAGCGGAAGTCTTCTTTACACAATTGAGTGTTTACTTGGAACTCAAGAGGCTGAAGAATTTGCTCAGTCAATGCAACTGAACCAGTAGCGGTAAAGTCACAAGTAGCGTTACGGATGATACCAGTTTGATTAAGTACTTTGATTACCTCTTTGTACTTAATGTTTGGTTTAATAGTGATCAACTCTTTATCAAGAGTAGGGGCACTTAACAATGCGGCGGCAATATACTTTCCAGAAAATTGACCGGCATAGGTGGTTGAAATGTTAGTAGTTGTAGCCATTTCTTTTAAATTTAATAATTTGGTTGTGATTAGAATTTAGATGTAGCCATTCTGTTAAGTACTCTAGCCATTGTGTTTGCTGGCTTAGACTTAAGAAGGCCTTCAAGGTTAGCTTTATCTTCAACAGGGGCACCGTTAAACTTCTTCTGAGCTGAAAGATTTTGACCGCTAGATCCTTGACCGCCATAATTTGGACGACCTTGTAGCTGATCTACTTCCTGCATTTTCTTTACCTTTGCAGTTTCGTCGTTGATCTCCATACCCATTTCTGTCTCTTTACCTTTCTTCATTTCTTCGAAGATAGTAGCGATGTCTACGCGAAGTTGGTTAAGTTGCTCTTCAAGAGAATCAAGACGAGCTGAATCACCCTCTTGCATTTTCTCTTCTTTCTTAACTTCAGGAGCTTCATCCTTAACCTCCATGTCAGCCATCTTTTCTTTGTAGGCTAATTTTGTGTCTTTGTTCATGTCTTCAGTTTTTTGTTCTGAGAAATTGATTCTGTTTACGATAGAGTCGTAATTATCCTCTAAATGCATAGAAGTGATTACTCCATCTTTGGTTGTGATAAAATAGCGTTTGAATCCACCAGCAAGGCCTACAGGCAAATAAACAGTATGATCAGCATCCGGTGCAGCTACTTTAGATCCGTCCTCTTTGATTACTAGTAATGTATGTCCTACATCAAAGTAATCGGTCATTACAGGAGATCCATCTTCTAGCTTACCGTAAAACGGACCGCCGGCATTGGCGTTACCACCTAGCTCGACTTGCTTATTCTCCATACCAAGCATTGTGATGATCTTGTTGAGAATTACTTTAGAATCCATGTCTTACGTAATTTATACAGATATAACTCTGTGGGTTAATAATAGTTGATTTTGTACTTACTTTTTCTTGAAAAGCTTAGATACGAGTGATCCTGGATCTTTCATACCCATAAATTCTTTCCTCCAGTCCTTATTGACTGTTAGTTGAACTGATAGTTGTTGGTAGCATATAGCTAATGCTTGATCCTGTTCGTATCCTTCCTCTCCAATAAGCTTGGAGGCACAGCGAGAGATGTATTCATTCTCTCCTTCTCCTGAGTGTGGTTTTGGTATTGGCATATAATTTAGTTTTATTATCCTTGTCCTCTACTTGGTTTTCTACGCATATCTTTTGGTCCTTTACTCTTTCTAGCTTTACCGCCTTTTCTTTTACCAAAAGTTACTTTAGTACTATCTGATGCTTTCTTTGCCATATTATAACTAGATTAAACTTCCTGTTACAGGTCCGGAAAAGGTCTGTATAGCAGCTTCAATAATGCTTTGGGCCTCTTCTTCGGTTATTTCTACTGCACCTACTCTTTCTGCCCAAGCCGTGTTATCGGTTGACCATACATTTCCTGGATGACCAGAAATAAAAGATAGCTCGTTGTCTTCGTGAGTTATAAATCCTTTACCTGTATTTTCTTTTACGTAATATTTCATATGTATAATTTTCTATAATTAAGCGTACTCTTCAGTAAGGTTAGTTGCCGCCGTGGTAACACCTCCTGCTATAAATGCACAGGTATCTGTACCCCCTCCTCCGGCACTATGTCTGGCATTAATTAAAGCACCGCCAGCTGTCCAAGTAGTACCATTATAACACTCAGTACATCCTAATCTACCGCTATTGTTCACTCCTCCAAAAATTAATCCTGAATTTTGCGTCCCTTGACCTGCCGGACTAGGGGCACTTCTAGCTGTTATAACTGCACCTCCGGCCGACCAGCTTGACCCGTCATATTCTTCAGTGCATGTTACGAAAGCAGGGCTACTGTATCCAGAGGAAGCTAATGCAGCGTTCTGGGTACCTGAACCTATACCGTTAGCATTAGCCCTACCGGTGATTAATGCTCCACCTGCCGACCACGACGTACCATCGTATTCTTCAGTACACCTACCGTTAGTAGCACCAGGTACCGTTCCTCCTATAGCTAAGCCAGAATTTTGAGTCCCTGCTCCCGCCGGATAAGATCTTGAATTGATTAAGTTACCACCAGTAGACCAAGTAGCTCCGTCATATTCCTCAGAAGTATTATTGAGGGAAAAGTTACCGAGAATAAAGGCTGCATTTTGTGTTCCACTTCCGCCAGCCTGATATCTTGCATTAATCGTTGCACCACCTGCTGACCAAGAACTTCCATTATATTCTTCTGTACACCTACTAGCAGCAGGAGCTACAAAACCGGTAGCTACTAATCCTGCATTTTGAGTGCCCATACCCGGCATTGCATTTCTTGTAGTAATAAGATTACCTCCTGCACTCCATGCTCCTATAAATACCGGTACAGATATTGCAGGTGATTGTACAAATCCGAAAGCTGTAAAAATGGGCGGCATAGGGTTAGTCTAGATTAAATTTTTAACGTTGGCTAGATAAACATCGCTTCCATTCCATGATATAAATGTAATGATGTCGTTCTTACTTGATCCTGATGTTGGTGTATATCTAGATCCAGATACTTGCTTAACATTAGAGCTAAATGAAGCTGATGCAACACCTGCCGTAGTTAAGAGTAAGTTTACTGTTTGTCCTCTTCTAGGATTAGTGATGTTAAAGAATGTTGATCCTGAAACAAGTGAGGTAAAGAAGTTACCTTGACTAAAATCTAGAGATGATGTAGCTGAAGATATACTTGCAGATGTTACATTACCTTGAACTGATCCTGTAATTACTACCGCCTGATTCAGGCTATTAATAAAGGATGCAGTATTGGCAAACGAAGCTGAAGTTACTGTACCAGATAGGAAAGATGCTGTAAGTGCATTTGTGGCAAATGAGGCACTAGTAGCAAATGAAGCACTTACTGCATTAAGAACGTAAGATGCTGTATTTGCACTGTTAGCATTTAATGCAAATGAAGAACTAATACTTGTATCAGAGAAAGAAGAAGAAAGGGAATATGAAGAGCTAACAGCGTTTAATACAAAGCTAGCTGTACCTGCTACTTCTGCCCTGCTTGCGGATATAGCATATGAAGAGCTTAAAGCTGTACCAGAAAGGAATGATGCAGTTAATGCATTAGTTGCAAAAGAACTACTCAATGCATAAGAAGCACTAGTTACTATTCCGGTTACGTGAGATGCTGTTGTGGCAAAGCTAGCTGATACTGCTTGCAATACGTAGCTTGCAGTAGTAGCGTTTACTGCTTGTGTAGCAAATGAGGCTGATACTGCATTTAGGACATATGAGGCGGTATTTGCGTTATTGGAGTTGCTTGCAAAGCTAGCAGTACCTAGAAGTGATCCTGTAATCCCTTGTGATACATTTAATGATCCAGATACTAGAACTGGACCTGTTTTGATATCTACTGTACCCCAAAGTGTTTGTGTATCGCCTGCAGCATCTCCTAATACGTTTGATCCAGAGCTTACAATAATAGATGAAGTCTGGTAAATTACTGTTAGGTAATCTATGCTTGCTGAAAGAACATATGCATTAGATGCAGATACGATATTAAAGTTAGCTACCCCTGTAAAGGTATTGTTTTGACTCAATTGTGCAAATGCAGTAGAGTTTAAACCGTCTAAGGTATCGGCATTATTTGCATATGAAGCAGTGAGGGCTTTTAATGCAAAAGAACTACTCAATACACTCATACTTGCAGTCTGTGCTGCAGTTATGTAAGACGAAGTAGCAGAGGTAAGTGAGTTAATTTTATTATTGAAGGATGCAGAATCGATATTATAAGATCCAGTACCAACAAACGAAGTAGAATCCAGTCCGTCTAACTTTTGTGCATTGTCTGCAGTTGCTGCATAAGATGCACTGACTACGCTACCTAATAATACTGATGCAGTACCGGCATAAGAGGAGCTTAGTGCCTGCAAGGCGTAAGAAGAGGTAGTAGTAGCGTTTAATGCATATGATGCAGTCAATGCAAAGTCTGCATACGATGCAGAAATAGAAGAACTAACGCTTTCGTTTAAAAATAATACTGAGTTAGCTACGTTAGCATTATAGTCTCTTAGAATGGCAGGAGTAATTAACCCTCCGTTATTATTTGGAAAGTCGTTCGTATTCTGATTTAAGATCTGCTGTCTTGTGTACTGAGGTGCTGGCATTTATAATAAGTTTATGAAAATCCGTCAGAGAATCCAGAACTAAAAGCCCTAAGTGTTGGGGCTGAAATAGTTACACCTATTCCTTGATTTATTAAATACCCCTTACAGCACTTCTTACTATAGGTTAATTTATCGGCACAAAGACAGGCTTGAATAGAATTCCTTGGTACTGCGTGTCCGTATGAGTGTTTTGGTGCAGGCGGGGTGTAACCTCTTAGTTCGTGATTAAGTGATTTATAGGGTCTCTTCATCGAGATTATAACCCCTTTTGTTTATTTCATTTATGAAGGGCTTGTGCCTGCTTAAGCATTTGTGTTTGATGCTGATTATAGTCCTCTAAATAAACTAAGAAAGTGAGACATTCGTGGACTGGTAACTTCGTAATAGTATTAAATTTTGATACGTCGTTGTTAGAAAGGACTGCAAGTGTGGTGTATCCACCCCATTTTTTGCTAAAGTTTCCAGTAGCAGAGAAACTTGAGGGTCCTTCATCTTCCCTAAATTCTTTTCCAAATAGTGTAGGGTAGCGATCAGTAAGTCGCTCTGTAAATTCAAAAAAAAACTTAAACCACCAAACACTATATCCATGGTTAAGATCTCTTTGAAAAAGTCTATCCTTTCGTCATTAGTACCTGCATAAGCTTCAATAGTATAATGCTTACCGCTCTTTTTTTCTACTGGACGATAAAGGATTGAAAATATAATTGGTACGTTATTCCAGAACTTATCCTGGGTATAGTTTGTTAGGTCTAAGTACTCTCCATAACTCATATCGTCTAAGGAAGGTATAAACCCATACTCTACCTCGCCAATTGCAAACCTATTCACTAAAGGTAAGTCGTGGGAGGCTAAAAATAGCGAACCTAATCTTTCAGATATTAAGTCAAAGGTCTCTTTAGGTATAGAATATAGAGCTTCGGCAGGTACGTTGCAGAAATGTAATGCACCTGACTCTAAACTAACCCTACCTATATCTTCTGTACCCTCATAGGGCTTAGTCATATTGTAGTACTTCATGTACTGACTGTAACTTATATCCTTCCAACTCTCCGGTAAAGTAATCTCTAAATTCATATTTTATTATCTTATTGATGTTCTTAATCCTGAATGTCCTGCTGCTTGTCTGTGAATACTACCATCGTTACCTACAATACTAATGTTGTATGCTACTGCTGGTTTAACTTTTAACAAGTTAAGTGCAATATATCGTACCGCATCTAGGGCATGGTTCCAAACCTCTACCGGTTGGTTAAGCATATTGCCTCCGGAATCTTTTTTCCACTTATACCTGTTTAGCTCTACTATTAAGTTATGAGAAGATTTAGTAACAAACAATTTATGTCTCTTTAGTATGTCAATACCATTCCTAATACTATCAGGGCCTTTAAATGCTGGCTTAACCGATAAACCATACTTCCTTAACTCGTCTATTGATTTAGGTTCTGCTGAATCGGCAATAATGTCATGCAATCTATCTACACCTGATTCTTTTAGTAGCTTGGCTATATTATCGTTTGTAAGTCCTTTCTCGTAAATAACTTCTTCCAGATATAAATTATCATTTTGCTTCCATACTGCTACTACTGCTGTAGGGTCTTGAGAGTAACCGAAGTCAAGACCGAAACCAATTAGGTTTGCCCTATCTGTTGGTATTTGATCTACTTCCTGGAATGTATAAACTAAATCCCTTAAGCTACCTCTTTCGCCCAGTCCATATATCCTCCAATAATCTTCGTCAGTCTCTCTTAGCTTTTCAATCTCGTCAATAATGCTTTGTTCCAAAAAGGTATTATCAAGGTAGGTACTCTTAATAAAATCTACCTCATCAGGTCTTTGATCCACTAAATCATAAATCCAGCTTTGATTATCTGAAGGGTTATAATCGGCAAATACTTGCCTGGTTGTACGAACTTGAAGCTGAAAAATATCTTCAAAGGTCAATTCATTAGCCTCGTTTAGGAAAAGATAGTCGCGTTTACTACCCCTGTATTTTGCAGCCGTATCTATCGAAAAAAATTCTACTAGAGCATTATTTAATTGGTATGTACTATCTGACTTATTATGTTTTGATTCGTCATATATACCCATACCGTCTAGTATACTTATAAAGTCCCTTAGTACAGATTTCTTTAATGCAGGCAAAGTCTTTCTTACTATAGAAATGACGATAGGTTCTTCTGATTGTAAGGCTTTTAATACTAATACCTGCAGGATAGAATAAGTTTTCGAGCTACGAGTACCTCCCTGGTTAAGGACGAATCTCTTTTCACTCTCCCAATTCTTCTGGAATATCGGTGTGCAACTCAGGGTTACTTCCACTCTCTCTTTGTTTTAATTCTACAACTATTTTACTAATTCCTTCTCCTTCAAACTCTACAGTAGATTCTACTGCTCTTTGTTTCGGTACAGAATATTCCATTAATCGAAGAATGGCATCAGTGTACTTAACTGGATTGTTCTCTCTTAACTCACCTAAGACTTGAGTAAAATCAGGCATATGTCCTTCTAGTAAAGCATCGATTGCTTGCCTAACCTTCTCGTTTACTTTATTGATAGATCCTTTCGGTCTTCCTTGGCCTAATGTATTTCCTTTAGCGAATGGCATGTTATTAGAGTGTTATTTAAACATTATAACACCTAACGTCCCTTTCATCTCCCCTTTTTCTTTTTACTTAAGTACAATACTATCCAAGCGCTTATAATTGAAATAATACAAGGTAATAAGGTCTGAGTAATGCTCATTAGATATAATTTGATTCATAAGTAGTGAAACCGTTTTCATCTATCTTACTCTTTTTAGGATAGTGCATGCTATCGATTGCACAATCATGACAGGCCTCTATACTTACTTTGTATTCCATCCACTGCTGGATTATATCAACACAATCTACAGTTACTCTTAGTACATCACCAAGTATCATATCTTCGGGCAAATTATTTTCATTTATTTGCTTTACCACTTCATACTTGAGGTCAATCTTATTTCTTGGCAGTTCCTTCCAGATTACTGCCTTCCTC